AGTGATTCTTAGCTCCTCCTTTTTTTATGTTTTTTTCTGTAAACGCTTGGATTATTAAAAAGATTCTCTACCTTTGTGGTGTACTAATAAACTAATACACTAATATTGAAATTAACAAGGTATCAGATACTAGTTGACAAGGCCTTCTCCTTGTATCTTGTTTCCTTGCCACCTATAAAAACATATAAGTATGCTACAGGTAGAAAACATTTCGTTCAGTTATCGTCGGGGTAAAAAAGAAGTCCTGCACGATTTTTCGCTCTCGTTAGAGAGAGGTAGGGTATACGGGTTACTGGGAAAGAACGGTGCCGGCAAATCTACACTGCTTTATCTGATGAGCGGTTTGCTTACTCCTAAGAGTGGGAAAATAATGTATCATGATACCGATGTACGCCGTCGGTTGCCAATCACACTACAGGATATGTTCCTGGTTCCCGAAGAATTTGAATTACCTCCTATATCTTTAGTCAGCTACGTGGAGTTGAACAGTCAGTTCTATCCCCGTTTCAGTAAGGAAGACATGGTAAAATACCTGCATTATTTCGAAATGGAGCAGGATATTGACCTAGGAGCCTTGTCGATGGGGCAGAAGAAGAAAGTCTTTATGAGCTTTGCATTGGCTACCCACACCTCACTGCTGATTATGGACGAACCGACCAATGGTCTTGATATTCCGGGTAAGAGCCAGTTCCGTAAATTTATAGCTTCGGGCATGTCGGACGACAGAACCATTATTATCTCTACCCACCAGGTGCGGGATATTGATAAGATACTGGATCATGTGGTGATTATGGATAACAGTAATGTTTTGCTTGACGCATCCACTGCCAACATCTGTAGTAAATTTCTTTTCGTTGAAAGCGATGACCGCGAATTGGCAGAAGCAGCGATTTACACGCTTCCTTCCATACAGGGCAATTTCCTGATGTTGCCGAATACGGATGATGAAGAGTCGGAGATCAATCTTGAATTGTTGTTCGGTGCCGCGCTTACGGACCCTGAGAAGATAAAAGGAATGTTTCACCCTAAACAGAATGAACAATGATACGCGATACCTTTTTTAGTGCGCCCCGTTTTGTGAACTTATGTCGCAAAGAAATGGTGGAGAGTTGGAAGGCAAATTTGCTCCGCTTCGTAATGATGTACGGTATAATGGCAATTGCTTTCGTATGGAACGGATATTTTCGGTACAATTATTTGTCAGCAAGCAGTTGGACAGATCAAGATCCTATCTGGAATTTCGAGTTAGGGGCTTTCGTCTGGGCACTTGTTATTATGGGGCTTTTGAGTGCTTCGTTTATAATGGAGCGTATGAAGACTAAAACGAATCGGATAGCTATGTTGATGATTCCTGCCACAATGTTCGAAAAGTTTTTCTCACGTTGGCTGGTATTCACTTTCGGTTTCCTTATCGTATTTCTAATAGCTTTCAAACTGGCGGACTGGACACGTGTAACAATTTATATGATTAGTTATCCCGAGTTGAAAGGTATAATTGCTTCTACTCCACTTTCCCATCTGGTGGGAAAAGAACAATTCTGGACGGTTTTCGATGATTGCAATTATTTCATGTTAGGAGTAAGTGCTTATATCTTTGCACAGTCCCTGTTTGTTTTGGGTAGCTCCATCTGGCCAAAGAATTCATTTGTGAAGACTTTTTCAGCTATTGTTGTGATTGCTATAGTTTATATAGCGATAGGCTCAGTGTTAGCGAAAATGCTATTTGAAGGTCGCAGTGGTGGAGTAAATCAGACCATATCGGATGAAACGATGACACTCTCATCTACGGTAATCTTTTTCGCAATGGCTGTCTTTAACTGGATAGTTGCCTATTTCCGTTTCAAAGAGTCTGAAATCATTAACCGCTGGTAAGTATGAATTTTAAAGAAAGTAAAGCCATCTATCTTCAAATAGCAGATCGCATTTGTGACGAAGTGCTTCTCGGGCAATATCGGGAAGAGGAGCGCATACCATCCGTCAGAGAATATGCAGCTGTGGTAGAGGTGAACGCTAATACGGTGATGCGCTCGTACGATTATCTGCAATCGCAGGAAGTTATCTATAACAAACGTGGTATCGGTTATTTCGTCGCTTCCGGTGCTCGTGCGTTAATCCTTTCATTGCGTAAAGAGTATTTTCTCAAAGAAGAAGTAGATTATTTCTTCAAGCAGATGTATACCCTTGGTATTTCGGCAGAAGACATGTCGGCTATGTACCGGGAATTTAGTAAGAAACAAAAATAAAGAAGAAGATTATGAAACGAACAACTTATATAATATTTGGAATGTTGCTTACGGGATTGGTTGTGGTGTGCGCTGGCATATTCTACGCCTCTACGCAAGTTACAGGTTGGGATAATATTTTCCTGGATATTAAAGGAGAAAAGAAGACTGTTCAATTACCGCAGTGCAGAGTTATACAGATGGTGGCGGTTAGAAATATCATCGCTACGGGTGAGGGCGAAGAAAAGGGAATAAGAATGCCGGCATTTGGAGAGCTTCCTTTGAAAATTACTTCTGGTGAAGCTGGACAAGGATCTTTCACTTATGCTTCCGGTATGGATGAATTTATGACGATGAATTCAGTTGGAGATACGTTACGTATCGTATTTGATTTTCCTAATGATAAGCTTGAAAAGAAATATCAGGACTTGTATTGGCTTAATTTACGTTCCGAGGAGATGATTATAGCTTTGCCGGATCATGTCCAGTTCTTGCAGACCAGTCTTGAAGCCCAGAAAATGACTGTTGAAGGTTTGGCCCGTGATTCATTGTCTTTGATGGTACAAGATTATGCTACCATAAACGACTGCAACTTTAGAGCTTTAACAGTCCAGAATGGTGCGTGGTTGTTTAATACCGGTAAAACGGATAATTTGCATCTGCATCTGAACGGGATACGTAGTTGGAACGTGAACGCAAGTTCTTTCCATGTTGATACGGAGTATCTGTATGCTCATGGTGATCAAAGATGTACTTTGGAGAATGGCGAATGTCGTCAGGTAGTTTGGATGCCTCAATCTAAAGACGCTTCATTGGATATAAAACTGAAGGAAGCTGCAACAGTAGTTGTGAAATAACAATAGGTATTGTCAGGATACGAAAAAAGACCGTTGAAAAACGGTCTTTTTTATTTAGTTGCGGAGATCCGATTTGAATACTCTTCTCTTTGCTTCTGTAAGAATCAGATTATCAGCTTTTTACATTATTCGCAATATGGTTATTTTATATTATATTGTCCCGATTTAGTCCCGGTAAACGTCTTAAAACATAAGCATAACTTACTGATATTCATGTTTGTGTGTGTTTACCGATCTTTCCATTTTCCGCCTTTTATAATCGTCATCCGGCAGCTTCGGCACTGTTGCCGTGGTATAACTCCAATCTAGCCGATAGAGTCGCATTTTCTTGTATAAGACGCTTAACCTCTTCTTTTAATTCTTTATTTTCTTCCTTTAAATAATTTGTTAAATTATCATCATTTGATGTTTTATCATCCGATGAAAGAAATTTTTCTCCCTCCCCTGTGATTATCCACATAATATTTACGTTGGGATAAGCGCGATAAATTTGTCGTAAGGAGTCACTTCCGATCTCTCCCGTGATTTTCCTTACAAACTCTCTGTTCTTGCCTATTTCTTGCGAAAACGCATTTGTTGTAATACCTAATGCGCTGCATAATTCAAAGAGTCTTTCTCTTACTTGACTGTCTTTTCCCATATATTTTTAAAATAACGGATAAATTTATCCGATAAAGTTTTGTTTATAGATAAATTTATCGCATATTTGCACCATGAATAACAAATTACTGCATCAAATATAACAAAAAGTTGCAGTACACACAATAGGGAAAATACCCTATGTCTATGTAAAATCTAAATATAAAATATTATGGCTGTAACTAAAAAGCATTATTCATTTACGCCTGGTGCATTAAAAGTATCCAGAGAAGACTATCCGAAATTGAAAAATCAGCTTTATAGCTTTCTTGGCTGTTCGTCGGATCCTGAATATTATAGGAAAAAGAAAGACTATCTGAATATACCGGCCCACATCAAAGAAGGAATAGAAAAGATCTTCTCTGAATTTGGGGTAGATGTTTCTGATATCTGGGAAATAAAAGAATAAGCTATGAATATACAGGCAGAATTAACCGAACGGGAAGAGGAAATCGCGGAAGTTATGGGGCTAGGCGCTATTTCCCAGAAAGAAGCTGCTAACATTTTAGGTATTTCAATTAAGACGGTAGACAATACCTTGCAGAAGATCAAAGAAAAGGCCGGTATTAGCAAAGCTGCTGAATTGACAAAGTTCTGCTTTTGCCGGAAATTTAATATTCCCTTGTCTATGTGTGAACCGGTAAAACGGTTTGTGGCCGCTTGTTTTCTTTCCGTATTCATATTTGGCGAATATGTACATGCTAGTGAATTGTACCGTAGAACCACCAATACACAACGGGTACAGACGGAAGAAGTGGTAAGGTTAAGACGAACTGAAACTTAATACTCTGCCTAGTAGAGAAGCCAACGGACAATAATAAGGCATTAAACCGGTGACAGCCGAGAATAGATCGGCACCCCCTGGAATAGTTCAGCGGTAGAACAAAAATGCAGATGATATCGGGTGTTTACGTCGGTGGTTCGATCCCACCTTCCAGGACGTTACATAAAAGTGTAGAAGGCCAACGGATAATAACAAGGCATTAAACCGGTGACAGCCGGGAACAGACCGGTTATGTTTAACATTAAAAAATTCTATTATGGCAGGAAAAGCAAGTATTACAGCAAGAAAAGCGGAACTAGAAGTCTATAAAGATGGAAGTTTCCACAGAATCGACACTCTTAATTTTAGGCCGGGTGAATACCCGGAGTTTACAAAGTTCTTGGAACAAAATTTTTCCTTAGAGCAAGTACATAGTAACATTAAAAAGAAATCAGGTTTTTATCTGGTAAAAGTTGGTCCAGATAAAAGAGAAGATCTTCTTAATATTCTTAGTAATGGCTTGGGAAGTACAGTAGATCTTAATTCGCCGTGTATTTATACTGGCACAAAAGATTAGTTATGGCACGGCATAGATGGACTTTATTACAGCCGACACCAGATCGAATACCGGGAGTCTATAAGGCTGAAATTTGCGTCAAATGTGGATGCGTAAAGCTCCACTTGTATTTAGGCCGGATCTACACCTCTTCTTATCTCCTTAATGGGAAAGAATTATCAAAACTACCTGAATGTAAATAGTGAAATTATGGAAACAAAAAAATGTACAGCATGTGGCAGCGTATTGCCTATAAGTGAGTTTTCACACCACCCTAAGACGGCAGACGGATTATGTAACGTTTGCATGAGTTGTCGTTCTGCGAAGATCTCTAAAGGGAAAAAGAAACAGCAACCAGGAAGTAATCCCCAATTAGCGCAATTTAAACCGCGTGAATTGATGGATGAACTTAGAGCCAGGGGCTACAAGGGGACATTAACCTACGTGCAAGAGATCAAACTTTAAAAACTGGTTTTATGGAAAATGGAATAGTAAAAAATAAGCTGGAAAAGCTTAAAAGGCTGAATAGCTCTTTTCTTGAGAAAAAAGAACTACATAATAAAAAGATGATGCGGGCCCGAAAATTTGAAACGGAAGAATTTCACTCGGAAAAATACAAGCTGTATTATTCATTAAGTAGTAGAGCGTCCGATCTTGCTTATAATATTCGTAGGAATTTTCTATATGAAAAAAGAATTATTGATTGGGGAGATGCCGAAAGTATTAAGATGGATTATCGTATTCGGTTGAGTAAAAAAGCCGAAGGGCGAGATAACTATCTAAATAAGCATAAATACGGGCTTTGGTTTTTGGGTAGTTCTTTAGGTGCGGATTATGGCGAATTTACTTGTAATAAATGCGGATCCACGTTTTATCATTCACCTTCTGAAATAACACTAGCCGGTAAGGTTGTGTACAAATGTTGTTGCGGGCACTGCACCAATAGTATAATAAACAGAGATTGGGGGGAAGAACCCTATTTTTAATTAATCTTGAGCCATGGACGTACAATTAAAAGGATCGATAAATACGGAAGAAGAAGCTAGATCATATATGAAGCTAGCTATTACAACCGAGTCGAAGAATAGGTTAAAGTACTATCTTGATTTATTAGGCTATCATCATATTGCCTATAAGGTCGAGAAAATTAAACTTATGGGTGATACTTTTTCGGAAGTATATGTATTGCCACATCATTATAAAGTTGCTAGGAATATGTGGAAACAGACGACCGAAACAGTATTAGATGAAACTGAAATATTTACAGATTAATAATTGAAAAAAAATGAATAATCTAAATTTGTTATATATAGATTTATTTTGTGGTGCTGGTGGGACTTCTACCGGGGTAGAATCTGCAAGAGTGGACGGTGAACAATGTGCTAAAGTGATTGCCTGCGTAAATCACGATGCAAACGCCATAGCTAGTCATGCTGCAAACCACCCGGACGCATTACACTTTACAGAAGATATCCGAACTTTGGAGCTTTCTCCTTTGATTGCACACGTCCAACGGATGAAACAAATATACCCAAATGCACACCTTATATTATGGGCATCATTGGAGTGTACAAATTTTAGTAAAGCGAAGGGAGGGCAGCCAAGAGATGCGGATAGTCGGACATTAGCTGAACACTTATTTCGTTATATCGAGGCTTTGAACCCTTCATATATTCAAATTGAAAATGTAGAGGAATTTATGTCATGGGGACCTATGGATGAAAACGGGAAACCAATTTCCATGCATAAAGGTAAAGACTATACCCGTTGGGTACGTTGTGTAAAATCTTATGGATATAACTTTGATTATCGGATTATGAATGCTGCTGATTATGGAGCGTACACTAGTCGAAAACGTTTTTTTGGGATCTTTGCAAAGGGTAATTTACCTATTATTTTCCCTGTACCAACACATTGCAAGGAAGGGAAACAAGATATGTTTAACGCTCTTGCTAAATGGAAACCCGTTAAAGATGTATTAGATTTTGAAGATGAAGGTACAAGTATTTTCACTCGAAAAAAGCCTTTGTCCGAGAAAACCCTAGAACGTATTTATGCAGGATTAATTAAATTTGTTGCAGGCGGTAGAGATAAATGGCTGCTGAAATATAATTCAATAAATGGGAAGACAGGGAAACATATTCCTCCTGGGATAGACGAACCATGCCCGACAGTGAGTTGCCAAGGTCGATTAGGTATTGTACAAGCTCATTTCCTTTCCAGATATAACAGTTGTAGGGCACAAGATACATGTAAATCGGTTGATGAGCCGTGTGGAGTTCTTACGACGAATAATCGTTTTGCAAAGGTAGGTTGCCATTTTATTTCTAAGTATTTTAGTGGGCACCCTGAAAGTAAAAATATTCCAGTTGATGGGCCAGCACATACAATCAAATGTAAAGATAATCATTCATTAATTAATGCAAAGTTCCTTTCTGCATACTATGGCAATGGTGATAATGTTAGCCGGATAGATAAGCCATGCCCAACTATACCGACTAAAGATCGATTTACTTATGTAAATCCCCGTTTTCTTTGCTCATACAATTTTAATGATACAGGTAAGGATATTAATGCGCCGTGCCCTACATTGCTTACGAAAGATAGGTTATCACTGGTTAGCCCGTTTTTTATGAATTACTATTCTGGGGGAGGACAACATTCTGATATAAACAATCCCGCGCCTGCTATTTTGTCAAATCCTAAACAGAGGCTTATATCATATCAGTTTATGGATCAGCAATTCGGTCAAAGTAAACCGGCTGGGATTAACCGCCCGTTAGGAGCGCTAACAGCCAATCCGAAGTATAATTTAATAAGTTGTCGCCCGTGGATAATGAATACAAATTTTGGAAATATTGGTAATTGTATAGATAATCCTGCACCCGTTATTACAGCTAATAGGAAATGGCATTACTTAATGAATCCTCAATTTATGTCTGCTGGTGGTAATATCGATAATCCGTGCTTTACACTTATTGCGCGTATGGATAAGATGCCGCCTTATTTGGTCTGTACGAAAGAGGGGGATGTTATCATCGAAGTATACGAAACGGATAGTCCTATGACTCGGAAGATCAAAGAGTTTATGGCTATATACGGGATGGTAGATATACTTATGCGTATGTTGAAAATCCCTGAATTAAAACAGATAATGGGATTCCCGAAAGATTATGTTCTCATTGGTACACAGGCCGATCAAAAGAAATTTATCGGTAATGCAGTAGAAGTCACAATGGCGAGAGTTCTTTGTGAAGTTACCAGTAGGAAATTACGTGATTTAAGGGGAGCTGCTTAAAGGCTTGTAATGAACGAATAATGAATTAATATGGCAGAAATTAGAAATCTTGAGAATGTGTTAGAACAGGCAGATTCTCGTTTTAATAAACTTCTATTAAAACAGCCAGATATATACCAAGAGGCAGATCGAATAGGGTATAAGTTGGAGTCTTTGGGAAAGGCTTATTGGGAGTTGTATAATCTAATTGAAGATTATCAATGCCAGATTACTATTCTTAGGTACGAAAAGGGTATAGATGATTAATTATAATTCAATAAAGAAAAGAACAAATTTATGGAAGAATTTAAAGGAACAAAAGGTAGATGGCAAATGACAACATCTGCTTTAGAATGTGACCATAATTCAGAGGTTGCAACAATATGGGGAGATAGTGAATATGGTGAAGGTGCATCGTTAATTGCGCACATAGATAATTCTCCGGGTGTTGAAAAGGCATTAGCTAATGCAAAACTAATAAATGCTGCTCCTCAATTATTGGAAGCATTACAGAAGGTTATTGAAATTCATAGAGCTGGATTGCATTTGTCTGACGCTCTTATAAAATATGTTTATCCAGCAATCAATAAAGCTTTAGGAATTAACGAATAACAAAAATAGTAATGAATAGGATCGGACTCATAGATGTAGATGGGCACAATTACCCGAATTTGGCTTTAATGAAGATATCAGCCTGGCATAAATCAATAGGTGATAATGTGTCCTGGTATTCTGGAATAGAGCACTATGATAAAGTATATATGAGTAAAGTTTTCTCTTTCACCCAGGACGAAGGAAGAATTATACAAGCCGATGAAGTAATTAGAGGCGGTACCGGGTATAAATTATACAGGCAGCAACTATCGGAAGAAATAGAGCACATTTGCCCGGATTATAAGTTATACCCGATGTTCGATTGTGCTTACGGATTTCTCACCCGTGGTTGTATCAATAAATGTAGTTTTTGTATTGTCCCAAGGAAAGAAGGTTTAATACGTAAAAATGCGGATATAATGGAATTTCTGGACGGACGAAAAAAAGCTGTCCTTATGGATAATAACGTTATTGCTTCTGATTGGGGGCTGTCCCAAATAGAAAAAATTATCTCTTTACGGATAAAAGTTGATTTTAACCAGGGGATAGACTGTCGAATTATTGCTCGTAATAGGGAAATAGCGGCATTGTTGGCGCGTGTCCCATGGATAAGATATATTCGAATGGCTTATGATAGTTCGGTGATAACAGACGAAGTGGAAACGGCTATTTCTTATTTGAAAGAAGCTGGTCTGCCATCTTATAAAATGTTCTTTTACATGTTGGTTAAAGACGGACAAATAGAAGATGCTGAAAAAAGAGCTTTACGGCTTGATTACCTGGGATGTATGCCCTTTGCGATGCCTTATCGTGATTTGGACTTTAACAAGCCACTATCCGAAGAACAAAGAAGGTTTGCCCGGTGGGTAAATAAGCGATCTGTTTTTAAAAGTTGTACTTATCAAGAATATAAGGAGTAGAAAGTATGAGAGAAAGTATTTTGCCTGAAAGTAAGGGGGAAGAGCCTGTAAAGGAGGATCGCCGATTAAGAAACCTAAAGTATCAAATGAGAAAGAAAGGTTATGTTATCAACGACAAAGACCGTGTATGCGTCCTTGCTGATGAAGATAAACGATCTCCATTACAAGAAAAGAGAATTAAGACATTTTCTTTTCGCCTACAATATAAAATGCTTTAGTTGGTGCATATACCCCAAAAAAAGATAGAAAAAAGTTTGTAACCGTGTAACTTTAGAAGTGATGATTAAAGTTAGTGACATTTATAGCAAAACGCATGATGGACTAGATATAATCTTAGATTATTATCCACAGGCCGAAGGATGCGTCGATAACAAAAAGAAATTTAAACGCCGCCCGGAAGAAGACGACGCTTCGGCATGTATCAAGAAATTCAAAGTAAATAACGACTATGAAGTCTATAAGGTAACGGACTTCGGGGATCAGTCTACAGCAATGTCCCCGGTTGATATTTGCATGTATGAAGAAGGTATCTCTTTTTCAGAAGCGATTTTTAAGCTGGCAAGTCGTTATAATGTGACTAACGAACTAAATAAGTCAGTCAATAAGCCGGATATCAGAAAGCGACCGGCTAAAGCTGACGAAAAGGAAGGATCCCGCTTCTTTGAACTTGAAAAAACATTCACGGCAGATCAACTTAAGATCATGGGGCCGCGCGTAAAGCAGGAACATATTGATCGGTTAAATTGGTACGTGGCAAAATCGATTTCTTATGTTAAGAATAGGGAAGTTACCACTAAATACACAACGCCTACCTATCCTATATTTATGCGTGAATGTATTGTACAGTCTAGTAATGATCCTGAAAAGGTTGTTAAGTTCTACAAGATATATGAACCGTTGAACCCGGATAAACAATGGCGTTTTAGTTATACCCCTGATGGGGTGAAGCCCAAAGAATTTATTAACGGTCTGGAAGAACTAAAGAAATTATACCGGGAATATAATGCGAAAGAAGAAGCTTTATTTAAACAAGATCCCAAAAATGAGGATAAACCTTATAAAGAAAAAAAGCTGGAAGAAGCTTTCATTTGTTCGGGTGAACGTGATTCGCTTTGTGTTGCTTCGCTTGGCTATTCTCCTTTGTGGTTTAATTCTGAAACCTACAAAGTAAGCCCGGAAGAGATTAAGGAAATATATAAGTATGTAGAGAAACTATATAATATACCGGATATCGATTCGACCGGTATAAGGAAAGCTACGGAATTAGCACTTAAGTACATGGATATCTTAACGGTCTGGCTACCTTCTTGGCTGACTACCTATAAAGATTGGCGCGGGAAACCACGAAAAGATTTCCGGGATTTCATGGAGTTAAGGCAAAGAAATGAAGATTTTAGGAACCTTCTTAAAATGGCTATGCCAGCCCGATTTTGGGAGATAACGCAAAACGAGAAAACCGGGAAGAAACAGTACGAAATAGATGCGGATTGCCTACATTATTTTTTGAAACTAAACGGATTTCATGCCTTACGGGATGAAAATTCGGCTAATACTCAATATGTGCGCGTAGTAGGGCGGATCGTTTCGTCTATAAAGGGGAAGGATATAAGAACTTTCCTTCGCCAATTTGCGAGGGAACGTTACTTGGATCGGAACATTCGTAATTTGATCCTAAATTCGCCACGTATGAGCGATGGGGCATTGGAGAATCTGGACGAAATAACGCTGGACTTTACAAGTTATACCAGGAAGAGCCAGTATTTTTTCTTTCCTAATGCTGTATGGGAAGTTACAGGGGGTAAGATAGAAACCCAATTGGCGAACATGGGCATTACAGACCGCTATGTTTGGGAAGAAAATGTAATACCACACAATGTTAAGGTATTACCGGATATGTTTACAATAAAAAGGAATAAACTTTCGGATGGGACGGATGCTTGGGATATCGACATACACGAACATGCTAGTAATATTTTTCGATACTTAATTAATACGAGTAGAACACACTGGCGGAAAGAGTTAGAATATTCCCTGGATCATTTGGATAATGAGGAAGCGGATCGATATCGACTAGAACATATTTTTGATATTGCAGGGCCTAACCTGGAACCGGCAGAAATAGCGGAGCAAAAACAGAACTTGATAAATAAGATTTTTGCGATTGGCTATATTCTTCACCGGTATAAATCACCGTCCCGCGCCTGGTCACCTTATGCGATGGATAATAAACTAGGAGAAGACGGGGACAGTAACGGAAGATCCGGAAAATCTTTTCTTTTTAAAACTTTCGATCACTTTATGAAGACTGTTAAGTTATCCGGCCGTAATCCTAAATTAATGGATAATCCCCACGTGTTCGATCAGATCACCCAACACACCGACTTTTTATTAATAGATGATTGCGATAGATATACTTCTACCGGTTTGTTTTACGACGTTATTTCGTCTGATATGACCGTAAACCCGAAGAACAATCAATCATTCAACATACCTTATAAGGATAGCCCGAAAATTGGATTTACAACAAACTTTGTGCCGGTGGATTTTGATCCATCAACAGAAGGAAGGTTGCTTTATATGGTATTTTCAGACTATTATCACCAACGTACACCGGATAATGACTATTTGGAAACAAGATCTATTCGGGATGATTTCGGTAAGAATTTACTAACAGACTATAACGAGGAAGAATGGAACCAGGATATTAACTTCATGTTGCAATGTTGCAAGTTCTATCTTTCATTGATTGATGATTCAGTTAAGATACTGCCCCCAATGGATAACATCATGCGTCGAAAATATAAAGCTGATATGGGAGCCGGTTTTGAAGATTGGGCTAAAGGATACTTTGCCGAAGATGGGGATAAGGTTAATGTATTAGTTGATAGGCAATCCGCTTTTCAGGACTTTATAAACTTTTCTGGTATGCGTAAATGTACCATGCAGCGTTTTACGAAAGCTCTAAAAGGATTTGCGAATCTTACGCCTTATGTGAAATGTCTTAATCCAGAAGTTATGCGAAATAGTTCTGGACGTATCACCAGAAAGATAGACGGTAAATCCTGTGATATGATCTATATTCAGACTGTTAGCGCCACTGGAATTAATGATATGGAGATGGGGGAGAATGAAGCAAACCGGACGCCTGCGCAAACAGTGATTAAAGGTTTTACCGATACAAAAACTGATTCTGGGAATGTGCCTTTCTAAATATAAACTAAAAAGCTACCAGGAATTTAGGGATCTGATGCAGGTGCCGGGATTCTATGAATTTGCTAAGCCGGTATACGACTTTTTGGAAGTGATGGAAGAAGGGACTATCTTCAATTTCGCTACAAAATGCCAGGACGAACAAAAACTGGAATGGTTTATTAAGGTAGCATGTTTGTTTATATGGTGCGGGCATTTTGAGTATGAGTTTAACGATGATTTTACAAAGATAAGGCGTAAACGTCTTATGGAGATCGAAAAAAAATGGAAAGAAGAGTATTACGAAAGGTTACGGAACAGCTAATTATGTGCCTACATTGCGTCCAGGACTGTAACAAAGGGTACAAAGTAAAAAGGTCAGATACGAAAGTGTCTGGCCTTTTTACTTGAAAAGCGCCCGGCGCCAGCCGCCCTGCCTTTCGGTTTCCCCTTACCCCTTCCCTTTTTACTACTAAAATTTTGTAACTCTGTATCCTATGTTTGAAAAAGAAGATAAGTAGCTAATAATAAGATAGATAATCGGTTTCAAACTTGGTTTCAAACTTGGTTACAAACTTGGTTACAAAAAAACAGTATTTGTAACCTTGCATTTTGTGACGGTGGAAAATAGCCTGGTTACAAACTGTTTTTTCTCTTATTTTTTTGTATCATAGTTTTGTGACTAAAATAAAATATTGATATATAGTAAGTTAAGGTAAGAAAGTTACAGGTTACAAAATTACAAAGATTTAGAGTGAAATTTGAAAAAACAGACGATTGAAGAGTATGTTTAATAAGCGGTAAATTTACCGCCTGTTGTTCGGTGTAAATATATTTATATTCTTCGTTATGGAATCAATGGTTTAATTTATTGTGTATATAATGCTGTTAATCAATATTTTATTTATATTTTTGTAGCAAAATTCAAATCATGGTAACAACGAAAATAACAATCGAGGCACATTTAGCGGAATATTGCTGGTCTAAATTTTCCGCAGATCCAGACGGGGCACCAGTGAAGTTTCCCGATAATTTGGATATCTATCATCTTATTTATGATTTGCTAGAAAAACGACCGATAAACAGTTCTAGGGATCAGGGTAATTTAGAAATTATATTGCCGGATCGTAGGGAAGGGGATCTGGCCGGTGGGAAATCCCCGGAGCGTTTCAATTATCTAGGAATACGCAGTCAGAAAATACTTAATAAGAAAATAAAATTGATGATGCGTGCAGAACTTCACGATCTGATTGATGAAAATAAACACAAATTCGGAATCGATCAGATCCAGTCTGTACACTACTTTATGAAAAAATACTGCATTGAATCAATAACTGAAGAAGCATTGCAGAAGGATTACCAGCGATGGAGAGATAATATAAGACGTTCAAGTAAAAAACGTCCATACAAGAAAAAATAGAAGTTTTTTTCACCTACGAAGTGTATCTTAATGTCCTTTTTTTGCTGGAATTTTGCCGGAAAGATGCCGGAAAAATGCGGAGTAATTGAATATCAAATAGTTATATAGTATGAGAACAAAGAAAACACCTTATTCAGCAGCTAATTCGCTTCGACTGATACCGATAGGTAAAATAAATCGTTTTGCCCTAATTATGTCACGTGCTTTTGTTTCCTTCCAAAATGGAGATTATGAGATTCCAATCGTGCCAGGATCATTTACACCTGACATCCAACCGGAAGAAGCAGAAGGCGGCCTTATATATAATGTAGGGCATACGTTTAATGTTGCCCTGATCGATATAGCTAATGAAAACTTGCTGGCTGCATTGAGCAAGCAAGAGTTAATCGCCATTTATACCAATGAAGCCGGTTGCGAAATTGTATCTGGAACACAACAAACACCCTTGGCGTTTACTTATGCGAAGGTAGCCGGGCAATATCAATGTAAACTAACCGGGATAATGTCACATTCAGAAGCCTTTTACAGTCCTTTCTAGCCCGCTTTTAAACGGTTTCTTTTGCAGAAAAAAGAAACCGTGGATAAAATTCAGCAGATTTTTAATGAGAAATGGGCGATCGAGGCAAAGGATTATCACCACCTTTTATCACTTATCTTGCCTTCTATAAATAACGGTAACTTAGCAGCTATTGAACAGCATCTTTTGCAAAATAAGGTTACGGCTTATGCCGCTATGCCTTATGTGGCGGATCGATGGGAACTGGAAGACGCTTCGTTACCGGAAAATTCAGTCGTTATACTTACTTGTGATGGCGTTTTATATTCTTGGGAAACTTTCCGTTTGGAACAATTTATTGCAAAAGCCCTAGCAAATCCAAAGATAGCCGGTATTGTCTTATTTGTAAACGGCCCTGGCGGAATGATTACCCGTGTGGATCTTTTGGAAAGAATGATCCGGGAATCTTCTAAACCAATTGCAGCATACATTACCGGTGTATGTGCTTCCGCGCATTTTTGGTTTGTGTCTGCATGTGGGCGGAAATTCGTTTCTTCCCCAATGGACGAAATAGGATCCTGCGGGATTATCTACACTTATCAAAGCTTTAAAAAGTATTATGAAGAGCTAGGCGTTGAGCTTAAGGATATTTATCCTGATAGTGCGGATCTGAAAAATAAAATGATTCGTGATATGGAAGAGAAACAGGATGATAGCCTTATTAAAGAGAAGCTTTCTTTTTATCACAATCTTTTTGCACAGGCAGTTGCCAGGAATCTGGGCATAAAATACGATCGAAACGATCCTCTTTTTCGTGGGCAAACCTATTTTGCTGATGTAGCCCTGGCAAATGGTTATGTAGATGCTTATGGTACGTTGGAAGATGCTATCGTATGGGTATTATCACAAGCGACACTAAAAAGGGCTAATGAGATAATTTAATATTCACTTTTTAATCAATTTGTTTTATGAAAAATCGTTTTTCACAATTCGTTCCGGCTGTAATGGCTATTCTGGGGATTAAGGACTGGAATAAGGACGCGGACAAAAAAAACGCTTTACTGGCAGAAGAGAAAGAAAAGCTTAAAAACATGGGCTTTAATGAAACTTTTCTCACTGGTTTTTGTGAAGCGTTAAGTAATGACTTCCCGGATGATAAACCGCAAGGAAGTACGGAAAATGGAACTGTTATCCCGGAAGATAGTGCTTCCAATGCAGTAATAAAAGGTTTGCTAGCTGATATTACAGCCAAATTAGCTACCGCGCAGGTAGAAATCGAAACTCTGGCTAAAGAAAAAGGAGAACTTTCTACGGAAGTAGCAGCTAAGAGAACAGAGATTACCGGTCTTAATCAAAAAATTAAAACGCTCTCTGATATGGCAGAACTGGACAAGGGAACCGGGGCACAAAACGGGACTATTATACCGGATGCTAAAAACATTGTTTTGAATTGGGATGATGATAAGCAGCTAGGCGGTATTACCGGTGAAATGTACGGTATGGATAGAGCTTATAATCAGCGTTTACGTGCTGAAATGCTTTATCGTAAGGGTATTGCAGTTCAGGTACCTACGGCAAGTTCTATCGATTATTCTAGACTGAAAGAAGATTTAGGCGCTTTCTATCGTGTACCGTGGCAGGATCGTTTGCAATCTTTTTTGATGGTTTTGCCATCTATCGAGAGTATTTTCCCTTTGGAGAGTGGTTATCAAGATCTAGCAGTATTAACTAATATCTGGTTAGGTGAGTTTTCACAAGCAGATAATACCGCTAGTGACTTCGATAATGTCACTAAGGGCAATTATGAGTTTGACAATGAAACGCTGCGTATGTTTAGCGTTATGTTTGCTCATAAGTTCAAGGATTTAAAAGCGCTGGAAAAATCTTGGATCGGAAGCTACAACAAGGAAGGATCCCAGGTTATTAAGTGGTCTTTTATTGAATACATTCTCGCAGAGACAGCGAAGAAGCTGCATAACGAACGTGAACAGCGCCGTGTTAATGGTGTGCGTAAAGAACCGGATCTGAATAAGCCGGGCCGTGCTATGGGGGCCGCTGATGGTATCTATGAATTTCTGAATAAGAAAGTAGTAGGCCATATTGATATCAATAATGGTAAGCTGGTTTATCAGGTGAAGCCGTTTGAGCTTGGTACTTTGTCACCAGAGAATATCGGGGAAAAAGTTTATCAGGCTACGTCAATGATACCAGCCGTTCTTCGCGATTCTGGTACATTAGCTTTGTATATGCCTTCTCACATGATTGTGTGGTACCACAAGTACAATGAACTGCATTATGCGCAGAATCAAGACTACAAGGCTAATATTATGTACGTGAAAGAATATCCGTCGGTGAAACTTATAGCAGTGCCGAACGCTGATAATCACCATCGTATTTTTTGGACGCTGGAAGGTAATATCCATACATTCGAAGATCAGCCGGGAGAAATGACGAAATTCAATATCGAGCAGCAAGACTGGACTTTGAAAGTATGGAGTAACTGGAAAGAATCTACCTGGGCTTATGCAGTAGGATTCAAATACACAAAGAAAGAAGACATGGACTATTCGCGTCAGATGATTTTCTGCAATGAATACGACCGTCCGGCATCTTATTTTATCGAAGCCGATAAGGATACGCAACCGTCTGCAAAGTATCATACTTCTATTGTAACTGTTGCTAATACTAATCTATTGGCTATTACTGATATTGAAGATGCAGAGGTCGGGAAGATTGTTACGCTGAAATGTGGCAATACGAATAAGGGCGTTAAGATTGATAAGTCCGGTAATTTCTCCCTTATTTCGGAAGCTTGGAACCCTAAAAAGGGTGATATGATCCGTTTAATGAAACGTGATGACGGGAAATTTATTGAGATAGGCCGCGAGACTGGCGCCGCCGATGCTTTGCAGTTTGCCCCAGATGAAACAACGCCTTCTTTACAGGGTGGATCTGTTTTCGTAACAGGTGAAAATACGAAAGCTACGGCAATCACCAACTTTACAGATGCAATCGCCGGAAAAACTTACACGATCCACGGAAGTGGTAAAGAAAATGCTAGTACAATTGCAACCGGTGGAAGTTTTGTTTTGACATCCGCCCTAACGTTAAGTACTGGTAAGTTTATCAAGCTGGTTAAAACTGACGATGGCAAGTTCTACGAAGTTGCACGCGGCTAATTATTGGTGGGGGAATATTTTCCCCTACCTATTATTAATCTCAAAAAAATAGCTATATGAAAACTTACATTAAAACATCCGTACCCAGACCGGCAGGAAGTCCGGGTAAGGGAATAACGCCTAAAGATGTTCTTACGTTGATCGACGTTGAAGACATTGTTTCTTTTCCGCCGCGTGATGGTGCCGGTGTCGTCTTGATTGGTGATATTGTTGTAAAGCCTTCGGCGTACTCTGTGGATCTTTATATTACACCTGGTACGGTTGAACTGGCTTCTAACGGTGAAGGTGAAACCGATGCAAAAGGCTTTACCCCTTCGGTTAAAGGGAAGCATCCAGGGAATAAAAGAGAAGTGCGCGAATTTAAGACAAACTGGCTAGGTCGCCATTGTATTGCTATCTTGCAGTATTGTAACGGGGAACCGGCAGATATTATCGGATCACCATGTAACCCGATTGAAATGTCTGTGAACTATACAGGCAATAAAGACGCAAATTCTTCTGAATTTACTTTTACGCAAATTAGTAAGGGAGACGATATCGGGATTTATGAAGGCACGATCCCGCACGAAGAACCACTGGCAGTAGTTCCGGCGGCTGCAACGGAAATCACCTTCAAAGGTACAGGGCAATACCAGCTAAGTGCCGGGGCCGCGAAAATAGCAACTGTTACAGGTGCTCAACATGGCGACGTCTTAACGTTGATTGGTATTACGGCTGGTGTTGCACCAACAGTAGAAACCGGTGCTTCGTCTGTCTTTTTATTGCAAGCTGGTAAGGTGTTCACTGCGTCACCTGGAAGCCAGATCACATTTAAGGCTTTTGATACCGGAGGTGGGGCAATGAAATTTATTGAGCAATCAAGATACGAGGCTTAATTTTTTTACTTGTAACTACTTGTAAGCCCTGGGCAGTGATGTTCGGGGCTTTTTTAGTCCTTTGCCTGGCAATTGCCTTTTTTAATCTTTGTGTCTCACTTAATAAATTAATCAAATGAAAGAACAAATTATTTCCTATTTACAAGGGCCTAGAAACTTCGCGGAAGGCGTGGCGCTTTATGAAATATTCGGAGTAAATCGCATGTTGAAAGCTAAATTTCGGCAGATTGGAGAATGTGAAATGACTAAAGGAGCGCTTTTCGAAGAATTACGTAAGCTGGCCGGATTATCTGAAATGGATTTTTCTTCAATGCGCAGAACTGCATACAAGAAGCCGGAACCGATGCCAGAAACCGTTAAATCTGTTTTGCCTAAAACGTATGTAGATGATTCACTTATCGCATTGGCTGACCGCTTCGGTGTTACTGTTGATGAACTTGTTAGCGATGAATTTATCGAGAAAGTGTTATCAGCAGACGAAAACCAAGATAAAGTAGACGAACTGGAGGAGGAACTAGAGGAAGCAAAATCAAAGTATTGTGAAGTCCCTGAAACTGTACGTAAAACAATTCGTTTCCGGGAAGAATTTCCCTTCTTAAATGAAAAGGATTGTCCGAATGAGTTTAAAATATTGGTATCAGATATGTTTTCAGCTTATGACTTGTACCGGGAAAGTCATGAGATGTTAGCCAATACACCGGATGATGTTGCAAGTGAGGAAACGTTCAGATGGGCTAAGACAGCAGTAGAAAACTATCTGGATAACCGGGAAATGTGGGAAGAACTGGAATATTACCGGGAAAATCATAAGATATTAGGGAAAGCAAAAATTATGCAGGAACTCGCTGAAAGAAATGAAATTTCAGCTTTGCCGGATCTGGATCTAGTGAAGCAACTGAATAATGCAAAGTCGAATATATCCAAAGGTAAGAATGACCTTGAAAAATCCGACAACGAAGAAAAAAGAGCAAAGGCCCAAGCGAAAATCGAAAAATGGACTAACAAAAAAGATATCCTGGAAAAAGAAATCGAAGCTAGAAAAAAAAACTAGGTTTCCATCTTTGCAAACTGGAAATAAAGCGGGCTACATGGCGAGCTATGAAAACCCGCTTTTCTCACCCGTGCGATCGATCCGAAGTCGGGATCCAGAGTCAGAAAGTAGGTGCTGAAATTCAGTCTGATTATGAACGTCTTAATATTTTAAATAATGAATAACTTACCGGTAGACTCTTTCTTTTTCGATATAGAGCAAAGGGAAGATATACAGCGAATGGCAGCGTTAGGATACAGCCCTAAAGAGATAGCAATTTATCTAGGCGTAGATGTTGATTCTTTTGTAAAGGATGCTTATATAGAGGGTACAACAATTAACGGAACAATCCGGCAGGGAATATTAGTTTCTAGGGCTAACCCGGAAATGAAACTGCATGAACAGGCCGAAGGGGGGAATATAATTGCTATTCAACAACTAGAGAAGGTGAATAGGAGACGAACATTTGAAATAATTGTAGAGCAAATCGATGAAGATGAATGTAACTAAGCCGACACGGCTAGATCTTGAAAATATAGATATTAACCAGATCACACAGATTTTATCTACTGGTGATTTAGATACCTTACCGCCAGAGGAACGCGCCTACTACGAGCTTATGGAAATGGTTAGAGGGCTAAGGGCTAGAATGAGGTATAACGGTAAAGTAATAACAAAAGCCGGTATTATTAAGTTACTTAAGTCAGAAATTTACGGTTTGTCTGACTGGATGGCCCGACAGGTTTATTCTGATTCTATAAATTTCTTCTACGCACAAGAAAATATAAGGCCGGAAGCATTTGCGAACCTATACGCCGAGAAGCTGGAAAAGTGGGCAGATTCTATGTTCCTGATGGGGAAAGGTGAAGAAGCTTCGCGTATTCTGGAACGTGCCGCTAAATTAAGGCTACGCTTTGCTTCGACTGAAACAGAAATCCCGGAAGAACTTCTAAATAAAAAACAGATAGTCATTTATACGACAAAACGATCTGATCTAGGTGTACCAGAAACGGATCGAAAAGAGCTGGAAGAGTTTATCGATGAAATTCCAGATATACCAATGATTGTACGGGATAGGCTAAAAGAAGATGCACAGATAAAGAAATTTAATCTTAAAAAACGAATGATCGAAGATGCCGAAGAGTTCAGAGAAGACGATACAGAGGATTAATACCGATGATGTTGAAGTAAGATATTCACATATTATAAAGGTACTGACGGACTGGATAGATACTACTAATCTAATCACAAGTGCTGGTCGTGGAATGGCTAAAAGTACTGTTATACAGGCCAGACGCTCTGCCGATTGTGTTTATGATATGCCAGGTGCGGCGCTTGCTTTTGCAGCTAATACCTACACGAATTTAACAGATAATATAATGCCAGCGGTAAAAACAGGCTGGGAGTTAATGGGGCTTTATGAAGGTGTGCACTACATTTCTAACAAACGCCCGCTTGAATCTTGGCGAAAAAGGTGCAGTATAATAGTAGATGATTATAAAAATACTATTTCATTTTGGAATGGATCTATAATTTTTCTAGGATCCCTAGATCATCCGTCTTTGTTGGCTGGTAAGTCAGTAGTTCATTTATTCTTTGACGAAGCTAAATACGATCAAGATAAGAAGGTTAATAGAGCTATGCCGATTTTGCGTGGTGATGCCATTCGTTACGGGCATAGTCATTACTTTTTAGGGGTAACCATTACTACGGACATGCCGGATGTTTTGGAGGGAGAATATGACTGGTATTTTCGTTATGTAAAGCTGATGAAGCCAGAACGTATTCTAAAAATAGTCCAAGCGGCAGGGGAACTAAATGAACTGCGTATTAAGCTAGTACGGGAAGAAAATAAAGAATCTCCTTCTCCTGATAAACTAAGACGGATTAAAAAAAAGATAATCTATTATGAAGCTGCCTTACTTAAGATGCGGAAGGGGGAAAGTTATTTTATTAATGCTTCTAGCTTTACGAACATTGATATTCTAACAATTGGGTATATAAAGCAACTTTTTAACGGAACACTTGAATTACACGAATTTAAAAAATCGGTGGTAGGTATGCGCCCTGGGCTTCGCCGAGATATCCGTTTTTATGTGGCTTTTTCTGAAAAGCATAAATATACAGATGGTGTGTATCATGGGGAACCGGCAGTAAATTCTAGGGATCTGCGCTTTTTACACCATGATAACCCGATAGATGCAGGCGTCGATTTTGGTAATCAACTATCCCTAATCATAGGGCAGGAAGACGGTGCATATTACCGATTACATAAGAATTTTTTTGAGTTACCGCCTAATTGGTTTAGAGAATTGGCAGATCAATTCCTAGGCTTTTTCCTGAATCACGAGGAAAAGGAATTAAACTTGTATTATGATCGTGCCGGAAATAATTTTGAAAAGCAGAAAGAAGACTATGCGCGAAAATTGAAAGAAGCTATCGAGATAGACGGGGAAGGCAACCGGACAGGATGGATCGTTAATCTTATGAGTCGCAAACAAGCTAATATCCGGCAAGATGAAGAATACGACTTTATGTTGGAGCTAATGAAGGGGGAAAACAGAGCATTACCAATTCTTTTAATTGATGCAGTTAATTGCAAAGAAGCCGTGTCTAGTATTGAGAAGGCACCAGCCGGGATCCGATACAAGGGGCAGCAAAAAATAGTTTATAAGATTAAGAAGTCGGAGAAACTGGCACCTAAGAAATTGCCTATGCTTTCTACGAACTTCTCTGATGCCTTTAAATACTTAATGATGCGTAAGCTCTGGCGGCGGGCTATTAGGGGCAAAGGCAAGGCTAGTAATGCCAGCCCTTACGTGCCGGGATTCGATGACATGGAAGGATGATGAAGGCAATTGCCCCAATAGGCCGACCTTATACCGGGGTCGGCCTTTTTTGTCGCCAAAGTTGCGAAATGTTAATAATATTAACGTAATTAATCATATTTCACATTTCAAAAAACGAGGCAATCGCCTTTCGACTTCTGAGCGGCTCGGTCTTCG